TAGCAGTTACTTCGGCAAGTACGAAACTGACCTGATAAAAGAACTCACCCGCAACATGTTATTTAGACAAGCCAAGGATTCTAAGATTATCGTTTAGTAGAGCCATAGAATCATGGCTAGTGCGGTATTCATGGCTTTCTCATGAACACAACTGATAGGCTTTTAGTGTGCCTACATACCAGAATCAAAACATAGGAGGCAAGATGGGAACGAGTATCTTTGCACAGATTCGTGCAGAGCAGACCGATTTCATGTTCAACTGGATTTCTATTGTTCCCGGCTACACGTTCAACCAGTACTACACAATCAAGCGAGCGCATTTGTATCTCAACTCTCGCTACATCACAGGCACGGACATCACACAGAACAACGACCTCACCCCGCAGATTGAATCCGCAAACCGTCTGTTCTACAACATTGTGCTTCCACCGTGTGAGGTGGCAATGCGTATGTTGAACATCGACACCAAAAACATTCGCTTATGGCCCTTGAACCCAGAGTCAGAGTTCAGCACGTTTCTATTAGAAAAAGAACTGCGCCAGTGGCTCAAAGGTCATAAGTTTGGTTTAGCGTTGAACAAACTCGCAGAAGAAGCTCCGCGATACGGCTCAGTGGTACTTGAAAAGACCAAGAACGGAGCAAATGTCGTAGACCTCAGACGCCTTCTCCTTGACCCGACGGTTGAGAAGATACAGGACTCACGCTTTGTCACGACCATTTCATACATGACACCCACGCAGTTGCGGGCAACAGATTGGGACAAAAACGAAGTAGAGCTGGCAATCGAGCGTTACGAGAACCTGAACACGATGGAGCCATACGAAGACCAGTTCGTGAATGTAAACGTGATGCGCTCCACTCCCTATATCAAAGTATTCAAACGATATGGAGAAGTCCCCGCACATTGGGTAGATTCTTCAAAGAAAGCGGGAACAAAGGCAGGAGAGAAGATGACCCGTGCAATCTTTATCGTTGCAGGTGCAGAGTGGATGGCGAAGTCGAGCGAAGGCAAACCGTCAACCGACATGGGCTGTGTGCTATTCAAAGCCGAATGGAAGAAAGAATGGCCCTTCAAAGACTTCCACTACATGCGAACAAAGGGCCGATGGCTCGGTGTTGGGGTAGTTGAAATGCTGTTCGATGTGCAGGAGCGATTCAATGAACTCAAGAATCAGAAGCGTATTGCAATGGAGATAAGTTCACTGCACCTATTCCAAACAAAGGACAAGTCACTGGTGCGGAACGTCCTCACTGACCTGCAAAGCGGCGATGTGATGCTCACGGGCATGAATGGTGGCATTGAACCTATCGCAAACGAAGAACGCAACTTACCCGCATGGAAAGACGAAGAGGAAAGTTACTCATCCCAGACCGATAAGCTCTCATTTGCATACGAAGCCCTCAGAGGAGATACCGGGGATGCGTCTACGCCACTCGGTACGACACAGATTGCAGTTGCACAGGGCACAAGTGTCTTTGCATTTAAGAAAGAAAACCTCTCACTGTTCATACAGGACTTTTTCAATGACTTGGTGCTGCCTGAGTTGATGACAGACCTGACTCCTGAACACATCATGCGATTCACCGGAACAGCACAGGAGATTCTGAAGCTCGACCAAGCAGCGGCAGAAGTCCACGCAAACGATTATGTAAAGGGAGAACTACTCAAAGGCAAGATGATTACCCCTGAACACTTTGATTTAGCGAAACAGAAAGCATTGCAGTCATATCAGAAACTCGGCGGCAATCGCTTCCTGAAGATGAAAGAGAACTTTTACCACGATGCAGAGTTTGAGTTTGATTTCCTTGTGACGAACGAACAGGCAGACCCTGCGAAGATGGCAACCAACATTCAGGCGGTGCTCTCTGAGATGCCGAACCTCAACCTCGATGACCCGCGCCAAGCATTGCTCTTTAGCAAGTTGGCAGAACAGCTCGGTATCAGTCCTGCTGAAATTGATTTGGCGAGTCAACAGGCACAGCAACAGCAAGCGCAACAGGCACAGCAAGAACAACAGCAGCAAGGCGGGCAGTCTGGTATCGGCTCAGGTCTTGGCGTGAGTTCTTTACTGAGAAGTGCGAGTCGAGGCACGGCAGGAATACCGAAGATACCGACTATTAACGGCAGATAAATAAATCATTATGGCTATAGGAGAATGGAGTGTAGAGACAGGCGGGACACTGGGACAGGGTGGAGAATTTACTCCTGTGCAGTATCCGCGTTCAGGCGATGATAGAGACATCAGTACCCAGTTCAAAGGGGCTGCATCACTGTCAGACAGCATTGATAACGCGGTTGCCACTAATACTGACGGGAACACAAGTGTTCCGCGTCACGCAGATACACCGATTGACTACGAAGCAGAGGATTCAAGCGGCGCTGAAGGCAAAGGAGTAGACGATTAACATGGCATACGACCTCAAACAATTACACGAGCGATTCTTCTCTGACCCGATGTGGCCTGAGATGGAAGAACTCATCATGGAGTATGTGAGTCCGTTCCGTTCCGTGATGGACATTCCGAGGAATCTATCGAATGACCAGATTGCAACTGAGGTACGAGGCAGACAAAAGATGGTCGAGCAAATGGAAAAGTTCTTTGCAGACACAAAAATAATCACCCGACAAATTACTAACGATAAACCAAGCTATAAATAATATGGCAACAAATCAGGGCGAAAGCTCAACACAGGACAATCAGGTGAAGAAGCCGTTTATGATGGCGACACCTGAAAACATTGAGGGCAACGAGAGTGGCGTGAGTACGACCGCAGGACTCGGCGCGGTTGCTGCTACATACACCGCACCTTCAGGTAATGAAGGAATCAACGGCACAGCTTCCACTGAAGATAGGTCGGCAAAGTGGCAGAACGGAACACAGGACGTTGGTTCAGGAGCAGGTCAATACATGTAATTATGGCAATTCTACAAACAACACAGTTTCTCACGACGCACCTCAATGCAAACGGAACCACAACAATCTTCACGCCACAGGCAACGAATCAGTCGTCACAGGCGGTATTGCATACCATCAGCATTAACACAAAGGGGGCGGCATCAAACACCATCAGTGTGTACAACGATGTCACCGCAGTTGCGGCGAATCTTATTGCAGTCATTGACTCGACATCTGCGGTGCAGTCGTTGTTCTATGATGCGATTTGTAACAACGGCCTCACAGTTGTGCTCGCAACAGGAACCGCAGCAGACATCACCGTATCGTGGGCAAAACTTAATCAGGCTTAATAACTAATAGATAACTATATGGCAGGAATAATGACAGTAGGAGACGAAGGAAAGGTAGTCGGGACACAGCAAGTGCCGTCGATTGACCCGTCAGTGGGAGCAACAGCCCCCGTCGTAGCAACAGCACACCTCACCGACCAGAATCGTGCAGAGGGTGTGAACTATCCCGAGGCGTTCGGTAACGGAGGCCCGACAGGTTCAGGATACCCGGCAGGGACAGCGATGTCCGACTCAACACCAAGCGACAGCGTTAATTAATCGTTAGCATAAAACCTATGGAACCAACTGAAACAACACCAGAAGTAGAAATTTCAGTACCCGTGGAGACTTCACCCGAAGTCACTCCTGAAGAAGTAGCAGGTTAGTCACAGGCAACGCCAATAAGCCCTATTAGCAAGCCGTAGCATAAATCGGCATAACGCTCGCAAGTAAGCACAATCTTGCATAACCATGTCTGAACAAGACAACGGTGCGGAGGCCATAAACTCTGACGAATTGCAGCTCGATACGCTGCGTGAGGGTATTGATGACCCGATGGTACTTAAAGAACAGTTAGCGAAAGAGGCACAAGCCCGTCGTCAACTTACCGCAAGAGCCAAGAATGCAGAGGCCGAACTAAAAGCTCTGAGAGAAAAGCCGATAGAGAAGCCCGCAGAATCAAATAACAACAATTCCAATCAGCCGTTAGGTGCGGATGTATGGGAAGTTGCTGACCTCATTCGACAGGGGTACACAAAAGCAGATGCCGAGTTCCTTCAGGCTAATGGAGGTAAGGAGGCACTTGCAGACACGAACTCGTATGCTTCGATAGCCCTCAAAGCAGTCATGGAGCAACGGAAGGCGGAAACAGCAGCATCCCAGACAGACCAATCAGGCGGTGAAGATTCTTTGCGAGCGTACAATTTCAACCTCCCAAAGAACCCTTCAGTGAATGATTTGAAGAAATCTCTCGCTGATATGGAGAAAGCGTTGCCCCACGCTGAATAAACAAAGGGGTTTACTTAAACTATTATGAGTACAACTACCACAGGCCTAACCGCCCCGATGCAGCTTTTCTATGACCGTGTGTTCCTCACACGTGCCATGTTGGAGTTGCGTCACGACTTCGGTGCACAGGTTCGTCCTGTCCCGATGAACGCTGGTAAGTCAATCGTGTGGACTCGCTTCACACCATTGGCAATCGTTACGACAGCCCTGACCGAATCAACGAACCCGTCTGCTACGGACATGACTGCAACGAACGTATCGGCAACCCTCGCAGAATACGGCGCATACACGACTGTTTCTTCGCTCTACTCGATGACTTCCATCGAAACGGGCCTCAAGGAGCACATCGAAGTACACGGCCAGAACGCAGGTGAATCAATCGACCAGCTTATCCGAACTGAACTTGCAACCAACGCTACGGCAGCGGCAGCACAGTTCCCTTCAGGAGCTACGGTTGTTTCTAACTTCTCTACGATTCACACCACGGACACCCTCACGGGTCTTGAAATCCGTCGTGCTGTTCGTACGCTGAAGAACAACAAAGGACAGAAGTTTGAGAACGGCCTCTACCGAGGCATCATCGGCCCATCCACAGCGATGGACTTGATGGGTAACTCGGAATGGCTCGACGCGCACCGCTACACGACCTCTGACGCTATCGAGCGCGGAGTTGTCGGTAAGCTGCACGGTGTAGAGTTCGTTGAATCCAACAACCAGTACGTCGTACTGTCAGGTGGCTTCTCGACCTCAGCAACCAACGTCGCAAACGTCTATGCCAACTTCATCCTTGCGAAAAACGCATACGGTGTCGTAAACTTGGCTTCTATCTCTGCACCGAAGGTGTATGTAAAGAATCCGAGCGGTAATTCGACGGACAACCCGCTTGACCTGTTTAGCACGGTCGGATGGAAGATGCCATTTGCAGTAAAGACACTCAATACGACATGGATTGTCTCGATTATGACTGGTGCAACTGATGCGTTCCGCAACGGTTAAACCTCTCCTATCGGTTACATTTGCCCCCTTTATCGGGGGCTTTTGTATTAAAAGTGGATAGCGAACTTGTGCCACAACTTGTGCATGATAATGTAGAGGTAATGAAGACGTATATCTCCCAGTTTTCTTATCAGGGGCAGGACATTGATGTGATGTATGCCAAAGGTCAGGTCAGTTATATCTTTGAGGTGGCAGGAAAACGCTATGGCAATGCAGTGAAGTGCGAGGGTAAGTCAATCCGCGACATTATGAACGCGACTATGGTGCTTCTTATTAGTTACCTAGAGCAGCGTAAAGCTGTTGAAGCCGTATGACGAGCCAAGAATTTGAACAGGAGTTGAAGGCCATTGACCCGCGTTTCTCGGTCGGAGAGAACCCGAACAACATCGGACTATCCAACATCTTCTTTGAAGGACGTAACTATGACCTCCCGGTGATTTCCACTAACGATATACGGGACGAAGTAGACCAAAGCCATCGTTACGAGTTTTCAAATGGTATGCGAGCGCGGTTCTGGTCTAAATCTGAAGTGCTCGGACGTATTACCGACTTCCTCGAAAAGCAAAAAGCAGGAAAGATTGATAATACGCTCTATGCAGACTAGAGTTTTACTCACTGGGATTGGGGGTTTTATCGGTGCACATCTGCTTCAGCACATCCTAGAGAACACTAATTGGGACGTTGTAGGCATCGAATCGTGGAGGCACAAAGGCACACCTGAACGGGTTGACGAAATCCTCTCTACCAAC